AATACCATCAAGAGAAACAGAGAGATAAAATCCATAGTCCTCCTTTTGTATGAGTGCTAATAAAAGCAATTAACACATACAGGCCCACCGTATAGATGGGCCTGGTGTATTAACTACCTATGATGCTTGCTGCAATAATGCTTATCGTCAATTTCCTGCCAACCGTCAGGAATTGAGCCATCTTCATTCAATTCATCATATTGCCAGCATCCATATTCATCACACTTAACTTCGGGCTTAGTATCATAAAGAGATTCAATGTGATCCATATGAATGAGCTTTCGCTTTTGCAGAGAGCTATCACATTCCTTAATCACATTATGAAGCATTCCACTAACAACTGGATTTGCTTTGTTGTCTGTGTATTCGTAATAGCTAGAAATTCCAACGCAGGCCGAAAGTGCCTTGAATGCCTTGAATGCCTCATCTTCGGAAGTGAATGCGAAAACGTGTCCGCCATAATCGACACAGAAGTAATATCGCATATCGTTATCATTAATCACGGGCTTATGTCTAATAGTCATTGCCTTCCTCCATTTCATCGTGGGAATAGTCAATTCCACCATTAATCGTAATCATTTCTTTTTCCACTTGCTCAAAGAAACGACGGCAACTCTCACACATATACCATTCAACGCCAGTAATTGTATCACGTTCTGGCGTGCTCAATGCTTCCTGGTCGCCGCAAATCTCGCACTTCATGTTAATCCCCCAATGAAAGAAAGAACATTAATAGAAAGAAATACGTAATGATGCCTCCGATTGCACCTATGACAATGGCTTCTATAATATAAACTATCTTATTCCTGCTCATTCAAGCCATCCTTTCTATTTATTGTTAATAATAGATACAGAATACAAATAAGCGCTCCATAGAGCGCTTAGTGTATGCTGTTAGAATTCACCTTGTTCTTTCATTTCGTCAAGTAAGCGGAGATTGTTTTCTTCTATCCAGGAATTTGCTAGCTTTGTGGCCTGTTGTTGCGTCCACTTTAATTGTTCTTCTAGTTGTCTGATTCTGTCCGCTTGCTGCTTTATGAAATTCCATTTCTGCTCGTTTTCACAAAGCAGACACCATCCGAAATGTCCGTTTTCGTGATCCTTGCACGGCTCGAATGTGTTATGTTTCATTTAACTATCCTTTCTTGGTAACGTAACCGTTAAATACAAAAGCAACAGCCACGGCCAGGCCGTAGCTATCGACAATGAAAACGCCGAATGGAGAGTTAATGTAATACATCAATACTTACCATCCCAGGCAAGAAGTGGATTTGAATCTTTGATTTTCGGAACGCCATTATACATTTCGATCCAATGAATCGGGCCAGATGACGAGAAAAGCTGCACTCGATAAATGGTCCCACTCCACCAGTAGCAGGAATAAACATTGTCCCACGTCTTCAGAGCAAAGCTGAGTGCGCTGGAGCTATCGTTCGGCATTTTCTTTTCCTTTCTTTTCCAAACTATCCGACCGAAACGTTTATTCTTGGCTCGCCATATGGTTATATGGTCACATTCCCATATTCCCATATTTCCAACCAGGATATTAGTTATTCCCTATATGGGTATATTTCCATTCATTTATAAAGCAACCATAATAAAGCGCCGCGCAATGGCGGCGCTTGATATGGTCACTCGGTAGCGGTCGCTGCCGCATTCAGCGCGGCAAGCTCAGCCGTCAGCTTCTCGACCATTTTCTTGGCGTGGTTGAGCTTGGTGGTCGCTGTCTTGATCCTGTCGGCCCGGACGGCATCGGCCAGGGTCGGATCCTCAAGGAAAACGTCGATGGCGGATCGGATCCGGGACGAGTTTCCGATGAGTTCCGTGCGTCTTCCGCTGCCCGAAACGCTGTTGAATGAGAGAATGAAGAGCGGGCGGGTCAGTACCTCTCCCTTCTTGGTGGTCCGCTCCTCTTTGTCTTGTGCGCCGTTCTCCGTCAGCTTGTTATCGAGCCGCATCGACAGAGACTCGATGCATCGGTTGATCGTCTGAACGTCGCTCGTCAGAGACTCCCGCAGAGTTGCCAAGTCTTCTTGAGTCGACTGCGGGGACGCCATCACGATGTTGTTCGGTTGCACGGTTTGTCCGTTCTTGCTGCTAGCCATTGCCGTTTCTCCCATTGCGCTTGATGCGCGGTTAGGTCCGTTATTCGTCAGGATTGCAAAGATTGACTCCCGTCAAGCTCTCCACAATCTCACTCAAGAGACAGTAGTCATATGAATCCTCTGCAGCGAGATTCATTAGCTTTTCAATCAATCGAACCTGAATCTCCCGCAGTCTATCCATTTCTTGAATGTGCAAATCGATATACTCAAGATTAACCCTAATTATGAACGCTGCGGTTTCCAACATTTCAAACGCTGCGGTGCTAGTGTATCCAATTTCCAAACGCGACATATGCTACTCCAATCTCAGAGCCGAAACGCGGAATAATGCGCGGCAATCCTCGGCAGGAAGCCGCCTCGACTGCTACCCCTACCACATACCCTACCCATGATGGAAGCGTACCACCGACGCCTATCCATGTCAAGCTCTATGCTCCATGTTGCGCGCGGGGCCGGCAGCTCTGCTACCCTGGATATCCCCGGTATTGGCATGGGCCTTGCATTAATGCAAGTATCGTACCATCAGCTTATGAGCACATGGCTATATGGGTATATAACCATATGGCTATATGGCGATCCCCCCCACCCCACCCCCCCTCCCTTATACATACTCCCCCGTATATCCCAAGGTATTTTTCAAAATAAACCGTGTAGAATCAGTGACGTAGGTGCGTACAGATGTATACAAGTGTAGTTAGTTTCACGCTGGCATAGCTCCGCTTACGATCTAAGTATAGGTCTATTCAGGGGTTAGCCTAATTGTAAATGTTTTGTAAAAGTTCCTTATCAGGAATGACTTGCGCGTCCCCTAGAAGTGCGATGATGTGATGTAGATCCAGTAGGTTACATCGCATTTCACCTAGTGTTGACAAGCTGTTCGGAAATGTGATATGTTATACGCGACAATGGCGTTGCAAGAACGAGTGAGTTCTACGAACGAGTTCTTGCTGGCTGAGTGGGGACGCTCCGCTCCCCCCTCAGACACCCCCCTAGTAACGTTCGCCTCGTAGGAACAAGGCTCACGTTCACATCAGTGTGATGAGAGGGAAGGGGAACAAAACACAGTAATAGCAGTCAGTAAGGGGAAACCGACGAGTGAGGTTTCCCCGTTATATGTAGGCTTACTACACAGTACAGCAGGGAGTAGTATTACGTATGAAATCTTACAGTGTATGGGTTAGATCTCCTATTAGCAAACCGAGGTTTACCTTCCACAGAAACGATATCAGAGTAGATCAAGTAGACTGGAATTCTTCAAATCTTGTGCCGTGTATGTGGTGGTTAACGGTATGGTTTGTTGACATTTGCCGTAACTATTGAACCAGAAGGAGGAATAGTCGTGGGTTGCAGGAAGGGTAAGAAGCGAAAGTGAAGAAACTCTTTGTTGCCTTGATGCTGGTGGCCTCAAGTGCTATCGGTGGTTGCCTTCAGGATGCTGGTGTTCTCTTATCCTCGACGAACTGTCTTGGACTTCCGTCTATCCCCAAGTTCTTTGATCCTACTGTATTCAGCTGGCGCGGCAAGGATATCTTGGCCGTTAATGATGGCAACGAGATCCGGTACTTTAATATCACGAATCCTAATAGTCCGCAGGCTATTGCCATATCGAATTTCAATGTTGCGAATCAGGGAGACTCCGATTATGACCTGATGAACTACTCGATCTGTGATGACTGTCGGTGGGGTGTTGCGGTATTCAAGCTCGGTATCGTCATATGGGATCAGGGCATTGGACCGAATCCGTCGTTTGGCGCTAGGAGGTTCTACCCCGTGGGCCAAGACCCGCGTGGTGCGTTTGTCTATTCCAATGCCGGTAATGAATATCTGGTTGCTAGGTATCTCCCCGGTGGCACAGGAACCACCGGGACGCTGTATCGGGTGAGTGGTATTGACCAGCTTGCGCCGATCAACCCCATCAATACTCCCGGAACCAAGATCGTAAACGGTGTGAAGATCGGAGACAACGTCTACCTTGGGATGATGGACAACTGGCTTTACACCTTCAGGATCAGTGGCGAGAGCCTCGTATACGTGAACCGCTCGCCCATCCGTGCGTTTCTTGGCAGGGGCAAGGGCTTTAGTGTAGAAGGCAATGTCGGAGTGAGTGCGTTCGTGGATGGTGCGAAGATCTGGAACCTCAATAACCCGGAGTCTCCCTCTATCCTTTCCTCGATTTCTGGTAACTTCCAGTACGCTGCAATTGGTGGTAACTTCGTGTGGGTTGTCGGTCAGAACAACATCCCAAAGACGTACAGAATCACGAATCCTTCCGCTCCCGTCCCGTTGGATCCGGGCTTCTGGGATCTCTCAAACCCTTGGAATAACTACGGAACCACCTGTGAATTTCCGACCGGTGGCGCGTTCTCCGTTGGTGGAGAGATACTTTTCATGGGACGCTATGCAGTTGTCCAGAAAGTACGATTCTCCGGCTGCTCCGGCCCTACTCCAACCCCAACGCTCATCCCCTGGCCCACCCCAATTCCCACTTGCGTCCCAGGCTGCGTGACATCGAGCAACTGAAAACGATTGATTTGGAGAAAGCAATGGAAATAAATGAACTCGCGCTTGCACTAGATGAGGCGAAGACTAAGATTCAGGAACTTCAGGATGGTCTGATGGAGATTGCCAAGACGGTCGGCAGGATCAAGGGCGAGCTTAAGCTACACAAGGAGACTCCAGACGCCCACAATCCTAGCGCCATTAAGCGCATTGTTGAGGAACAGGCCAATTGAGCGAGGAGAAAACCTCAATAGAGGCGTCATATGACGCCTTCTACGAGACCATTGAAGATCCGAGACTGGCTTTCGAGGTCGCTAAAAAGCTGTGTGAGCAGGATTCTGAGAGGAAAGACCGGATCTCGAAATACCACGGTGGTCAGAAACGTCACCCTGGATTTGGAAGATACGTTACAAGGCCGCTCGACGGTGTGTCTTACGATCAGAGCACAAAGATTCGGGAAGTTGTGGGTCTTCGATATAGTGGATTTTCTGATTCTCAGATAGAAAAGTCGCTTGATCTCTATCCGAAGTACATTTGGCGCTACGAATGTAAGTATCCGAAGGCATTTGAGCAGGCGAGATCGGAATTAATCAAGACTGCGCTTGAAGAATATCACGCAAATGTCGCCTTTGCTCGTGCTGCGGTATCGGAGATGGGCTTTAAAGCCCTGGAAACGCTCTTTGGCATTATGAATGACCCGAATGAGCGAGGTGCGGTGCGTCTGAAGGCTGCAGAGAAGGTACTTTCGCTCACCTTTGGTGCTCAACCCACCGAAGGACAGGTTGCTGGCGTCGTAATTGACAAAATGGGAGATGCTTTAACCAAGATTGTGTCCGCGTCAAAGGGTGACACCTACATCCACGACGCAGAAGAGGTATTTTATGATGGATCAGCAGAGCCAGAAGGTAGTCACTTGGGCGCTGGGGCCTGACACGCTGGAAGAGTTGTTCAAAACGAGGCACGGGATCACTGATAGCGCCGAAGTTATCGGAGTTGTGGCCGATCCGGTGACTGGAGTCGTGCTTTGTATGTTTGAAATCTCTGATTTGGCGTTCGATACCCTTAAGGAAGCCGATATTGACGCATCTGGAGTGATGAATTCAGAGGAAATCTACAATTGACCTGTGCTGCCTGCGAATCTCGCGGTCTTGACCACGATCAGATCGTCAAGAACTGCCTCGATTCCCCGGCGTGGGTCGGTAGAGTGTTCTTTAACTTCGATAAGCTCTCTAGCCAGTTCCATGAGGCTCTTTCACAGTGGCTTGTCAGGGGCATTGACAGTGGGAGCAACCGTTTCTTGGTACTTGTACCACGTGACCACCTGAAGACCTCGCTTCTGAGCATTGCGGTTCCGACATGGCTCCTGCTTCGTGACTCGAATCAGCGGATTCTGCACACGATGGCTACACGCCGAGAGGCGCAGAAGACCCTGTCCGTCATCCAGAAGGCATTCATGTCCGATAGGATGAAACACTTCTTCCCTCGGAGGTTCTTGGACCCACATGACCCTGAAATGAAGGCGACCAGAGATATGATGGTTGTCAACCGTCCTATCAACTGGCGGGAGGGTAGCATTGAGTCAATCGGCCTCGATAGTAACATTACAGGCGGTCACTTTACTACCCAGATCTTTGATGATCTCATTGACAAAACGATGCGGAATTCCATCAAAGAACAGGAGAATGCAATTGACTTCCTACAAGATGCGACCAATATGCTCGTCGATATGGAAAAAGACGTGCGAATTATCATCGGGACGTTGTGGGAAGGTGAGTTCTATGAGTGGCTACTCTATAAGTCTGGCCTCGCTTCGACGTATGAGACGCTCATTCTTGGATGCTATGTAGATTCCAGATTTGGGAATTTTCTTACCCAGATTGGGAAGAAGACCTCTCTCGTTGAGGGAGATCCAATCTGGCCCGAGGAGTTTGGCCGAGAAACCCTAGAGAGGGTTAGGCTTGAGCAGGGACCGGCAAAGTTCTCCAGGCAGTTCCTTAATATTCCGACAGAGGATAAGTACAAGCGATTTCGGAAGGAGGATTTTATTGTTTACAAGCTGTCTCCCGATAGGAGATATGCAATCGTTGGCGAAGGGGAGGACGCAGCTAGGTACAGCATCGAAAAGATGCGGAAGTACATGGTCATCGATCCTGCTACTGGAGAAGGGAAAAAGAGCGACGAGACTGCAATCAGCATTGTCGGCATTGAGAAATCGGGCTTCAAGTTTGTCCTCGAAGACTGGGCGAAGCAGGTTCTCCCGCACGAAACCATCGACCAGATCTTTTACTTTGCCGACAAGTGGAACGTCCAGTACGTCTGTCCTGAAGATGTTTCCTACCAGAAAGTCTTCAAACACTTCCTGAAGGAGAAGATGCAAGAGCGCAATGCAAGGTTCTCCATTCGACCGGTTCGCCCAGAGAACGTGTCCAAGGGCACGAGGATCGAGGGGCTTGAGCCGTTTGTTCGGTGTGGTCAGGTGTGCGTTACACAGTCCATGCTGGACACGAAGGATAGTGTTGTGAGAGAGGCCGAGGACGTTGTTATCTCTCGCGGGATGGTGCAGGGCCGCAGCCCCAACAGGCTTGACGCCCTTGCGTATCAGAGTCAGTTTTGGGGCACTCCAAAGCAGAGAATGAACATCAAGAATGACGAGGAGGATATTGAGGAATGGAAACCGCTATTGGAAGGGAGAGAGGCTAATAGGGCTTATGGCCTAGCCTGTACCACATAATGCCAGTTCCCACAGCAACACCTACATTTGAGGACATTAAGAAACTATATCCTGATCTTACTCTAGACACCTGGAACAATATGCCGCAATTTATGCGAGATACTTATATTAAGTCTCTCTCTGATCTTGCATCAATTAATAATGCGGCCAAAGGGACTCCAATTCCGACCCCTCCAAAGAAAAATACCCCAACTTCTACTCCCACACCATCAAAGACTCCAACTCCAACCGCAACACCTTCCGATGGAACAGTTCTTCTGATGAGTCCAGACGGTGAAAAGATTAAGCGAGTTACTGCGGAGGAGGCTGTTAAACTTATTAAAGAGGGCTGGAATTCAATTGATTCTTATTAATTGCACGGGAGGTTAAACCATGCGAATGATTACTGAGATGCTCGATATTGTTGAGAAGTGGGTTGCCGAGGATTCTGTTGGAAATCTTGTTCTATACCACCCGCCAAAGGTGTCAAAGTTTGGTGCGTATATCGAGCAGACCATTAAGGCTCGTGAGCTTAATGATGAAACTCTTTCCGCTCTTAATACGCTTGTAAAAAATCTTGGTGCTGATAGGGGTGAATTCTTCTGCGATCAAGATGGTAAACCAGACAGGGTCAAGATTGTAAGGACGATTTAATGACGCTAAAGTATGAGTCTCCAAAGTATGCTGTCAATAAAGTCAAGCTCTCTGCCGACGAGAAAGAGAAGCTGATTAAGTATCTTTGTGAGGAACACGAGCAGGTTCTTCAAGCGAGGAAAGACCACGAGGACAAGTGGAGAACTTGGAGGAAGCAGGCTAATAGTCGTCTTGAGCGAGATGGAACTGGACCGAGGGATTCTAATATTGACATCCCTAATACCCGCGAATACATGATGCAGAATGCTGCTAGACTTCAGACTCCGATCTTCCAACAGGATCAGGTTATGGTGGCAATCCCCACCAAGCCAAGTACGGCAGAAATTGCTCTACAGATTGAGAGGGCAATCGAATGGATGCTTAATCGCGTCAATCCTCGTATTCTTACCGACGAGTGGATTGAGCAGTTCCAGACATTTCATGCTGGTTTTGTGAAGACTGGCTTTACGACTGAGATTGAGTTCGTCAAGGAGTGGAAGGAAATCACCGGTAGTCTGGAGGTTGCCCCCGAAGAAGAGTATATGATTATGAGCCAGACTCCTGGCATTACCACGGTGAAGCGAGACCTTGATGATGGCACTACAAAGTATTTCTACGAAGCAAGTAGCAAGCGCGAGAGACGGACCGGTTGCTTCCCAGAGGTTGTCCCAGTTGAGGATATCATCTTTCCGCTGACATCTGCTGATATTTATTCCGCTCCGTGGTTTACTCACAGGCTTTGGCCCACTAAGAGAGAAATTGAATTCAGGATGGAAGAGGACGTTTGGGAATCAAAGGACGCGGAAGGCGACCCAATGATTGACGCCCTTGAGAAATCCGAACGCGAGCGTTTCACGTTTGCTGTTGAAAACCCAGAGGACTCTAGTCCGAAGAGCATGAAGCAGTACGATATTCGTGAGACGTATATGATCTGGAAGATCAAGGACAAGAACACAGAAATCATTGTGACGTGGGAACCTAAGAGTAAGCAGATTCTATCTCTTATTGAGAACTACTACCACGAGTTCCATCGTCCATTCGTTGCTCACCAGTACAAGCACATCCAGAATTCAATCTATGGCATTCCGCTTACTTATATGATTGAGCCTCTCCACCGAGCCTACTCGGCGTCGATCAATCAGAGGCTGGATCAGGCGACTCTTGCTAATGAGACGTTTGTTTTCGGACCCCCCTCGATGGACGATCTTGTAAGCAAGGTTGATGGATTGATTCATGGTGGGTACTACGAGACGAATGCCACCAAAGACGAGATCTGGACGCTGAATCTTGGGAACCCCAATTTCAGCCAGATGCCAGAGCTTGAGGAAAAGCTCGAACTTCATATGCAGCGCATTGCAGGTCTTTCCGACTATTCTTTCGGAGAGGAACAGGTTGGTAGGCCAACAGCGACAGGGACTATGCAGCTTGTCGAGGAATCGAAACAGCCGCAGTATCTTCAGCTAGAGCGTTTCCGAGATGCTTTGTCTGAGGTTGTGAAGCATATGCTGTCTCGTTATAAGCAGTTCTATCCTGAGGGAATGAGGCTTTACGAGGCCAACGCTGATCCGATGCCGCAGAAAATGATGGACCCAAATCAGCCGCAGCAGCCCATTACTGCAATGCAGGAGATTAGCATCTCTTGGCCCGAGGGTGCCATTGAAGACAGCGTTATCATCAATACCAAGGTTTCCTCCTCGACGATGTCTAAGAACGTCCGCAAGTCTGAGGCGCTTGCAATGCTCGATAAGATTCCTCAGGTGTACCAGGGGCTTGCTCAGTTTGCCATGCAGGCGGCGTCCCCCAATCCTCAGGCACCGGCATTGCCGATGATCGCGCTCTCGTTGCTCAATGGATATCAGAAGATTATTAACGACTTCCTTACCATTTTTGATGTACCTGGCAAGGAAGAAATCAACCCCCCGCTTGTACAGGAGGCACAGGTTGCTCAACAGATTAATCAGCAGTTTATGCAACTTCAGCAGCAAATGCAGCAGATGGCTATGCAGAATCAGCAATTGCAGCAACAGCTACAGTATCTTACGGGTGGACAACCCCAAGGCGGGATGGCACAGCCGCCTAATGGTCAACCCGGCCCACAAGGATCTATGCCTATGGGTCCAGGGGCTTGAACACGATGAACTTGTTCGACTGATGAAAGCCGGATCGGAGGGAGAGATCAGGGAACATAAGGGTGCCATGAGGGCATACCATAAAATGCTAGTGTTTCTTATTACTGATAGTGCCGGAAAAGGAAAGGATGTGATTGAAGATGCCTATTGATCTTGACGTGGAATTTGACAATCAAGATGCAGTGGCCGCGCCCGAACAGGTAGTGGAAACTGCGCCAGAGCCGGTTGTTGAGTCACCGGCTTCTGAGACCGAACCTCAGACTCAGACCGAGGATGAGTACGCTCCCTCATGGTTCTCTGACATTCAGGCAGCGATGGCAAACCCGGTTCTGCCGGGGATTGGACCGCCGATGCCGCCGCCGATGCCGCCGCCTGGATACCCCCCGCAGCCACCGCCGATGTACCAGGGTCCACCGCAGGGGCGAGACCCTAGATATCAGGACATTGATCAGTTGTTTGAAAATCCGAGAGGCTACGTTGCCTCAATCTTGAACCAAGGGATGCAGCAGTACCAGCAGCAGTACATGGCCCAAACTCAGCAGGAGATTGCCCGTGTTATGCACGCAAACGCCACAAATGCGATGTATAGCGCGAAGCAGTCGATTGATCGCGGATACAAGGAAGTTCTTAATAAGGACAACTCCTTCCGGTCAAATCCTGCCGTCAGGGAAATTGTTGATGGAACTCTGAAAACTATGAGCCTTCGTGCGGCTAATGCGGCCTACAATGGAGATTACAACCAAGCGAGGGTCTTCGAGAATCCCAGGTTCTATGCTGCTCTCGTTTCAGCGGCAAAGCAGTTGGCTGGGGTGCAGGGCGTTGCATCCGAACCGGCTGTTCCAGTCGGTGCCGTTGGAGAGCGAGTCAGCCATCGACAGGGTGAAAGTTCACGAATCCAGCTTCCTCCCGATCTGGAAGAAGTTGCAAGATCCGTGAACCGTCCCGGATTCCGCGAAAAGCTAGAAAAAGAGTATGCAGAATCCATGCGCCTTGGCGATATTTCTTGGTAAGGAAAGGAGGAAATTATGGCTGAATATGGTAAGGGTCCGAGTAAGGAAGACTGGGCTAGACATTCTGAAATCCAGAACACGGGTTTCCGTGGTTGGAACGTGTTCCAGCGACTGCCTGTTATTATGAAATCGGAAATCCCGTGGATGAGGGAGTGGGCGTTGGGTTTCGCTTCCGCTGATGACATGAGCGAATTTACTGCCCAGGGCTGGCGTCCGCTGCGAGCGGAGCACTTTGGGAAAGATGGACTAGATAATTTTAACAAAACAATTGGACTTCGATTCAACTTAGAGTCCCTTGATGGTACTGTGAAATACAAGAATCACTATCTTATGATTAAGCCAAAGGATCTCAGGGATAAGCAGATTAGGGATCAGAACGAGAACTTTGAGGAGTATTACTCCGCAATCTCTCGTCAAGCCTACACTCATCCTTCAGATCCAAGGGCCAATGAGATGGCGGAGTCTTCGTATGCGAAGCTCGAAGAGGAGCGCCACAAGGGGCCACCCCAGAAGGGTAATGTTGGATAAAAGTCTCGAAGGAGACAAATATGGGAGTTTATGGTGCTGCTACTGCCGGGGCCACTGCGGCCACGGCTTCATCGTGGGATGTTTTGCAGCCTCAGATCATTGGTACTCCGGGTCAGGTGCCTGAGATTATCCATGGTCTTTATGAGGCGAATAGCCAGTCCTTCAAGGCTGGTTCTCTTGTGTATCTTAGTTCCGGCGCGGTTACTGCCGCCGCCGAGGGTGGTCCGATCATGGGTATTGCCATGAAGGATGCGACTAATGTTTCCAGTGGCAATATTGAGATCCCGGTCATGGTTGCCCCGCTCGGTGCTGACTGGCAGATTAATGTTGCAAATGGTAGTGGTGTTTATGAGGCCGCTAATACCACCTGTGTTCTCGGCGGGACGTATGACATTGATCTTACGACCGCAGTTACGAAGGTGGCGAAGCTCGGTAGTGACGACAGCACTGGATCTCAGTTTGTTGTTGTCGGATGGATTTACGATGCCAACGGTACGATTACTACCCTTGCTCGTGTCCGACAGCTTCCGATTGAGTCGCAGGCGCACTCGGGCTGATGGGGGTGATATATGGCTAACACTACTTTCGCATTTGCAAAGTCAATCGCCCTTACTCAGTATATGGAGCCGTTCCGTACTGACTCTCAGTTGCAGACTTGGGCGTGGGACAAACTTGTTACCAAGAAGACCACGAAGCGAGCCACCGAGCAGACCTACTCGACGTTTGGCCTGCCCGTTCCTCGCCAGACGAAGGAACTTGATACGATCTACTATGCGGACATGGGCGAGCTTGCGGCTACGACCTTCACGGTCAACAAGTTCTCGCTTGCGACCTCGTTCTCGCATGAGTTGATCGAGGACAACCTTCATCTGCCCGATCTTATGAAGGATGCCGGTTCCGCTATGGGTTCCTCGCATTCCTACATTCGGGATCAGGCCGTGGCCGCGATCTTCAATCGTGCGTTCAATTCTTCGTACACCATGTACGACGGTGTGGAGCTTTGCGGCTCGCACACGATGCACGATGGCACCGCATATGACAATGACCTCACTCCGGCCTCGATGTCGTTCGACACCGTTTGGAGTGCCGTCAATCACTTCCAGACGACCTTGGTTTCTCATGCGGGTCTCTACCTGTTTGATACCCCCAAGTACCTCGTTTATCACCCGAGCAAGGAGAAGGAAGTCCGCACCATCCTCCGCACCACCAATGGTGAGCCGGATACTGCAGACAACAATGCAAACACCCTGCTCGACTACAATCTGATTCCGGTTCCCTGCCGCTTCCTGACGACCAGCACCTACTGGTTCCTCGCTGGCAGCAGATTCAAGAAGGACTTCTTCTTCTTCACCCGCGAGGGCGTTAAGACTGCTATGGAAGATGACTTCGACCGGATGGCCGTCAAGATCCGCACCTATCAGCGGTTCGCTCTTGGAGTCCGTGAGTTCGTGTATATCGTCGGCAACCCCGGCGCGTAATTAACCTAATGGCGAGGGGGAGTCGCCGTAGTAACGCTCCCCCTCGTTTAAAGTTCTCGATGGCATACTACGGATGCTGTAGCGAAAGCAAGAGGAAAGGAAAGAAATATGACTACTGTTGGAGATGGCCTGTATCATTATGGTGGTATTCCTGTCGGCTCTGGGATGATTCCCATTACCGGACTTAGCTCGGATGGCTTTTCGGCTGGACGGGCATTCTATGTTCATGGCTCTCTTGGGAATGACGGCAATACCGGCCTGAAGCCCAAGTCGGCCCTTAAGACGCTTACTGCCGCGTATGCGCTCTGCGAGGACGGTCGTGGTGACACCGTGTACATTCTCAATGATGGCACGTCTACCGCCTCGGTGCGTGACGCTGCCCTGACGTGGGCTAAGGACAACACTCATATCGTTGGTCTGTGCGCCCCCGCCATGGTTAACCAGCGAGCGCGTATTGCTCCTCCGACTACCAGCACCGTTGACGTTGATGCCTATACTCCGTATCTGACTCTGTCTGCCAGCGGTTGCATTATCAGCAACGTCTCCTGGTTCCAGGGTCAGAGTGAGAACAAGGCGTCTGTTGGTATTCTTGTCAGTGGCACTAGGAACTATTTCAATAACGTCGGCATTATCACTGCCGCTCACGCCACTCAGGCTGGAAACGTCTGCTATCAGTTGCAGCTTTCCGGCTCGGAGAACTTCTTCGACAATTGCTACATTGGTACTGACACCGTTAGCTATGGCAACGTCGCCAGCGCCAATGTCTGCTTTGGAACCTCCGCTTCCAGCGCGGCAGAGGTTGCCCGTACCACCTTCCGCAACTGCTTCTTCCCGAAGTTTGCAACTGGTGCCGGTCAGCTTTTCGTCACCGTTCTTGGTCTGACGGAGATCTCCAGGTGGAATCTGTTCGAGGATTGCAACTTCATTAATACCGGTACGTCCACTATGACTCAGGGCGTCAATGTCCCCGGTTCTACCACCGGTCGTCTGTTCTTCAAGGACTGCGCGTTCTTTGGTTGCACGGATGTTACTGCCGCCAATAACGCTCTCGTCCAGCTTTCCGGCTCTGCCGAGGGTAACGCTGCCAACACCTCCCTGTATGGCACCGCTACCATTAGCTAATTGATCTTTGGTTTGGGGGCGGGTTCGCTCGCCCCCTATTCCTCTTAAGGAGACAATATGCCACAATGGATTATCACGGACGACCAGGGCTTTGAGGGTAATGCAAATGAAGCAAAGCAGACACTTGTCACTCTCTCAGAGGAAAGTGGCAAGGGAATGAAGTTGTGGAAGCTGCACAGTACGGCATCTGTTGATGTCGATGTTACTATTACCACAGAGGATGATTAGGAGTAAAAATGGCAGTCTATTCATGTTATAAGCCGTGGACCGGACTCGATGGCGCTCTTACTGCGGCCGGTCTTGGTGTAGAGGGAGAGGATCTAAAGACCAGCGAGTGGCTTGATGTTGCTAACTGGGATAGTAAGTCAATCGCGTGGGAAGTTGATTCTGATGGGACGGTTGACTTCAATATCAACGCCCACATTTCAAGCCAGGGTGCGTATGAGCTTAACAACAAGACTTGCAGCACAGATGATTATGTAAATATTATCGTTGTGAATGCACACACTTCCAAGGTGTATACCCGCGTTGACGTTTCTGACCTTGAGGAATTGTCTACTTATAATGACCCGATTAGATCTATCAGGCTTATTATTGACAACGATCAGTCAGAGCCAGTCACCGGGTGTCAGGTTTGGATTGAGGGCTGGAGCGACTAATTAATGGCTCTTAAAGACTTTGTAAGGACGATCAAGAAGTCGGCCCTTCTTGCTCACTTGAAGGGTGTCGATGAGCCAACCGCCAAGTGGAGGAAGGATCTTCTAGATGCAGTAGTTACAAAGGACGAGCTTCTTATTCAGATGGAGCAGTATCAGAGTCACGATGATTTAGCAGATCGTGATCTTGATGAGCAGCATCCGTCAACGGCGGTTACAGTTGATGTAACTGGATTTGATGGACTGTTAAGTGCCAATGCTACAGATGTACAGTTGGCCCTCGATGAGATTGATGACATTGTTATTCCAACATCCGATGAGGATGCAATTCACGACAATGTCGCTGGAGAAATATCTGCAATTGCAGCTAAGACACTTGTAGCGTCTGGAGACTTCTTTATCATTGAGGATTCTGAGTCTTCTGACGAGAAGAAGAGCGTCACGCTTGCAGATCTTGGAACCTCGCTAGAAACCATTGGCGTTGGTGGAACAGACGAGAATGCAATTCACGATAATGTTGCAGACGAGATCCATCAGATAACATCTAAGACTCCGGTATTTGAAGATGAGTTCGTAATTGAGGATAGCGAGGACGAGTGGAATAAGAAGAGCATTGGACTTGGAGAAATCCCAGTAGGGTGTCTCGGGTGGAAAATTGAACTTGACTTCACTACAGAAGAAGGATATATAGAGAACGATTATATCGTTGGTGTGAATGATTATCTTGTATATGAAGATGGATCTGGTCCAGAGAGTAATGTTCTAGGCACTCCAGTAATGGCTATGGTTGCACCATATGTTCAAGGAGAATATAGACCAGCAGAAGGATGTTGTAAATTTATTGCAGAAGCAGACGGCGGTCAATGTGCCGTTCTTATGATAGATAAATATGTTAATACTGGAGCTGGAATATTAGATATATACTTTAGGATGGATCAGGTTAACCCGGTTCCAGATCAAATTAAGAATGGTGGAATTATTGTTAAAGACGATCATAACTGGGAATGGGTTTTTGGAGGTCCAACACAGCCTGAAATTCCACCAGGATATCCACCATATGTACTTTTTAACGCCACACTATATAGTGGAAGACAACAGGGTGCATTAGAAAGTGTGCCGGTTGTTGATTGGTCCGCTACTCAGCCATACTATTCTTTAGGATCAGGAGTTGATCTCGGAGAATACTATAGATTCGCAACTCTAACACATGACCTTGTAGCATATTATTATCACTTAAGAATAGACTTTGATACAAATACTGTATATGCCAGCGTCTGGGATGGAGATCTTGAGGATGAACCGGGATCGTGGGGGTATGATTCTGGCTATATTGGAATGGATTTAGTAGATACATGGCATTCTCTTGTGCGAATTTTGATGTCGCAAACAGATAATGGATTTGTATTTCAAGAAACTCGCTTTTATAATTTATATATTTACTATTCTCCAGACCCTTCGTATATATGTGGACCACTCACTGGAGGAACTGGTGCTGGATTTGGTTTAGAGGATTTGCCGAGCGTTTTGTTTGAAAGCATATCTCACTCAAATCTTCTTGCTCTAGACGCAGACGATCACTATCAATATATTAGACGTGGCGAAGTTGCCCAGAATGGATTCTATACTAAAAGAGATGATATTGATTTATCGTTGACCGTTGCTGGTGTTTTTGGTATTGAACCACTAACTACATATGCCTACTACTTTATTGATGACGAACAATACGAGATTAGTTCAAAGTTAACAACAGACGTAAGTACGGCAGAGGGTCTTTGGATAGTTTACTTAACTCCAGATGGCCTCACTGCCATGAATAGTCCAACGGATGAAGATATTAATTTTATCATTCGTAGGTACTGTTTGGTTGCGTATGTGTATTGGGATGACACAAATAGCAAGGGCAAGATTATTGATGCCCTTCATGGTAGATATATCACCCCAGATTCTCATCTTTGGATTAGTAGGAATGTTGATTGCAGATGTTATTCTGGTATGTCTCTTGTTGATCTTGAGGTTGACAATGATGGCACGGAAGACGCCGACGCCCAGTTTGGAGTTAGTGAAGGCGTATTTGATAGCCAGGATCTTATCTATGAACTAGATGCGGTTGATAGCACGACTGGACTTGAGATATGGTATCTTGATGGCTCAAACTGGAGATGGACAACCAACACCGGATTTAGTGTCATAACAACCGAAAATGATAAGGTTGCATATAACGAGGGTGGCACTCAGGTAGAGAGTACCGGAGGATTTGTCCCATATCATGTATTGGCTACCAATATAATTGGTAATGGATCTGTTGGTCCTCAGTACATTGCAGTTCAAGGACAGGATGAATATGGTTCTGTTGCCAACGCAATGAAGGGTGCCTTAGCGGAACTCAATGGGCTGAAGGATCTTGGGTTCCCAATTAAATCATATGTTAGGGTTGCCACTGTTGTATTTGAAACATTCGGATCAAATAGTGTTAATGCAAAGATCGTTTCAAACTTCTCAGCCATTAATGATCTTAAGCAGGACTATATTGACTGGATCAATGACGGGAGGATTGATTCTGATTCCTTTACTGGAACGGCATGGGTAGACCTTACAGACGGTCAGGAAACGAGCCTACATACACATCCTGGAATTGGAGCCGGTAGCGATACAGACGCGATCCATGATAATGTAGCCAATGAGATTAACGCAATTGCGGCTAAGAGCGATCCGGTTGATGAAGACGTTTTGATTATAGAAGACTCAGAGGATACTTGGAACAAGAAAAAGATTACATTTTCTGAGTTTTCTACAGCATCCCATAACCATGACTCAGACTATATTAGTATTATAGATGATGCCATCGCTGGTAACTTTGCTTCATTGACTCATGGTGGCGAGATCTCCGACTCTGGATATGATGCATCTGACTTTGCTCTTTACTCTCACGACCACGTCGATTATGTTCTTCGCAGCCAGTGGAAGCAGAATGGGTTTGTTAGTAAAGACGACATCACTATTACATGGAGTGATGCCAATAGAAAGCTGTCCGTAGCAAAGACTGGTTCTAATTTTACATACTTCGAGGCCGGGGTTCTCTATACCAAGGTTGGAACCCAAGAGGTTGTAATTGACGATACAGAGGGTCTGTGGGTCATCTACTTCGATGGAGAGACACTAACAGCAGTTAATAGTCCATCTGATACTGATATTGAGCATGTCATTGAGAACCATACAATTGTAGCGTGGGTCTATTGGGACGCAACTAATAACCTTGGCAAGCTGTTTGCGGAGTCTCATGGAAGCAGCATGGCTCCGATGACGCACCACTACCTTCACGATGTGTTTGGTGCGCGGTACGACTCCGGCATGGCGCTTGGTGATATTCTCGCAGACGAGGATGGTAGTAACGCCACTCACGCTCAGTTTAGTACCGGAGAAGGATACTTCTACGACGAGGACGTAAAACACCATACAGAAGCAACTGCGTCTAATGCCGGTCTTGAGATCTACTACTTTAATGGCTCGGATCTAAGATGGACAACCAACGCTGGATATAGTTTTATCAATGGTGGCTCTGGTAGAATTATGTACAATAATTCTGGAGCGCAAACAGAAGTTGATAATACAAAGTTTGTTCTTGCCCATGTTTTTGCAACGAATATCAAGGATGCGGACGGAACAGATGGTAGGCTAATTGCTGTACAGGGACAGGCTCAGTACGCTACGCTTGCTCTTGCAAGGAATGGAGCAAACACTGAGATTAATAATCTTATAACTGGTGACCTTCCACTTGCTGAAATTATTCCAGTAGCAACTGTTATATTCCAGACTGCCGATGCCTATACCAATGCTGTTAATGCAAGAATTAGATCAACTGATACCGGTGCCGACTACGTTGACTGGAGAACCTCTCTCAGAAGCGGTGGGGGTACGTCTACTACTAACGACCACGGACTTTTGGCTGGACTTGCAGACGATGACCATACTCAATACATTCTTGCGGCTGGTACTCGCGGTCTTTCGGGGGATTGGGACGCCGGTACTTACGAAATTAGAGCAAATACCTTTGAGTCTGACGTTGCTACTGGTACTGCTCCTTTTACGATTGCATCTACCACGGTTAGCACAAATCTCAACGCAGATCTTCTTGACGCAAAACATGAAACGGCATTTTCTCTTGTTGATGGTTCTAGAGATTATACCGGATCTCAGGCATGGAGTAATGCTGCCGGTCCAAAGATAATGAATGAGGCGGCGTCTGCCACCAATCCAACACTTGTTCCCGATAAAGCAGACGAAGATACGGGGGTGGGATGGGTAAGTTCAAATAAGCTCGCTCTTATTGCCGGTGGAACACAGACTGTAGCTGTAGAGTCTGGAACCGTTAGTATTGTAGCAGCGAATGAACTAATTGATAATGCTAAATATTATCAGTCTAAGCAATCTGGTGGTACAGCAACAAGTGTTATTGGTATAGATGGAAGTAATGTTGTTCAAGTTGGAAGCACATCATTAAACTCAACATATGGTGTTCTTGATGCACTAACAGTAAGTGGTGGAGATATTATTTTAGACGAGGGAGAGGGAATCCGTTCGTCTTATTGGCATAGCGTAGATGATGTTTCTAGTTTTTCAAATAATACGGCATTTACTGTCTTTACATTTGGTGGCGCTGGACTAACATCTGGCGATTACATGGGGTTTGATGTTCAAATAACATTTTATGAGTTATATAACACAGTTGGTGGAAACAAGATGAGAGCAGAGACCCTCCACTTTACTGT